AACCACGTTTCGTGGGAAATAAGGATCGACATAAACGTCCCATTTCTTGCTGAGTGATCCAACTTTAACCGCGCCTGCAGTGCCTTTATCAGCATCGTGAGTCACGCTAGCTCGGAAGCCAGTAGTGAACTCAAGGAGATTGGCAGTTTCAGGACCAACAACGATAAAGTTTGCTCCACCTCTCAACACCTTGCGGTGAATCTGAGCGGAGACGTCATTAATGGTTTCGAGAAGAGTCTCGTACCATTCACTGACAGTACCAGTGAAGTCGGCGCCAAGCAACGATTCGTTGGAATACGTGCTGATGTCGCCACCGGTGCCGCGATCAACAAAGCGACCAGGTCGTCGGGACCAGAAATAGGTACCGGCCTTTGCGCCTTGGACGAGATCGTTAAGAATCTCGCGATCGATCTCAAGAGCAATTTGCTCAGAGAGAATGCCAGTTAATTCAACTTCGGCATCAAGATTGTGATAAGCATTAAGATCTTGACCAAGTTCCGGTGACCACTTTGCTTTGAGCTTTTTGGTCACGGCGGTCACAGCAACGCTGTCAACCTTGATGTCAATCTCGGGAATCTGGTTTTTCGCATTATCGGAGGCTTGACCGGAGGTTTCGCCGGGTGAGACGCCCGCTTCTTCAAGTCCCCAGTTATCTGTACCAACAACCGAACCTAGTCCGGCGCCAGTTGTGAAAGCATCCTTCAGGGGAAATTTCAAAGTAAGATTCTCGGCATCTTGCCCTGCGGCTGTGAGGGCTGCACCCTTCAGATAAAAAGTAATAGCAACATAGGCGGCCGCAGTGTCATAATTCGACAAAGTGACACCATTTGATCCCTTAGTACCAACATGAGTAAGCCTACGAACAACATCTGCCGATTCTGGCAGTGCGCCGCCATCAGCTTGAATCAAATCAAATGCGCCCATCTGGTGGAAATTCATTTTATCTGCATCTGACTTTTGGACCTTGCAGATTAACTCCACAATTTCATCGGTCGAGGTGCCTGCCAAGACATCTGGATCGTAATTTATTGCGGCTTT